AAAAAACCAATTAAAAATAAACAAGCTAAGAAATGGGTTGAAAAACAACGTATTTTAAAAAAACAAGGTGTAAAGGAAATGACTGTTGTTGGTTGTGATGGTGTTATACAAGGAGACACATCAAAGAAAAAGGTTAAAAAGAATAAAACGAATTCAATGAGTGGATATAAAAAGGTTACTGAAGAAAAGAGTGAAATCAAAAAAGTAATTGGAGTATATGGTGGAAGATTTCAACCTTTTGGTCTACATCACAAAAAAACTTATGAGTGGTTAAAGAAACAAGTAGATGATGCATACATAGTTACGTCTAATATAAAACAACCACCTCGTCACCCAATGAATTTTAAAGAAAAAGTTCGGCATATGACTAAAATGGGAATTCCTAAGAATAAAATTATACAAGAGAAATCACCATATAGAGCTATAAATACTTTAAAGAACTTTGATGAAGATACAACTGCGGTAATTTATATATTTGGGAAAAAAGATGCAGGTAGATTAAAATCCGGAGCATACTTTGATGATTATAAAAAGAATAAAAATAATATGGTTGGGTTTAGAGAACGCGGATATATTCTTACTGCACCACATCAATCAATTAACGTTGGCGGTAAAGAAGTTAGTGGAACAGTAATGAGACAATTACTTGGTTCACCTGATTATGAAAAAGATAGAGAGAAGTTATTTAAAAAAGCATTTGGATATTTTGATAAAGGTATCTTTACTATGATGAATAATAAATTTAAAAAGTTATTTGAATCAATAGATGAATTTTTAATTCAGAATGATATATCAAAGATTTTAAAAGAAGGAAGTGCTACTACTGGTTCTCCTGTAGATGACGGACCAGCAACTTTTCATAAGGGATTTAGTGATTATAGAAGTAATGCCGAAGAGTGGATTGAATCTATGTACAAAGATACTGGTTGGGAACTTGTTGATTATATGTTAGGAAAACATGCCGTAAATCCTGATTATGATTATACATTAAAGTATACTATTGTACCTACAGTATCATATGAGAAACATGGAAAATATAAAAAACACATAGAAGATAAAGTTTTAAGACATTTAGGATATGAAATTATTAAATGGATGGGAATAAGTGATAAAGGAGTTGACCCTAAATCACCTGCATTACCTGGAGCAGATGGTGAAACTGAAAATACAGATTTAAAAGAACGAATAAATTTAGATGAAGAAGTTAAGTTATTAATAGAGGGTGGAGCTTATGGTCATATGAATCATCCGTTCGATGATAAAAACATTACATTTTCAGATTTAAAACAGATAATTATTAATGGACTCGGCGGTAAGTTAAACCGAGAGGATGGAGTTACTGAGAAACTTGATGGTCAAAATTTAATGATTTCTTGGGTAAACGGAAAATTAGTTACAGCTAGAAATAAAAGTCAATTGAAAAACTTTGGGTCATCGGCTATGGATATTAGCGGAGTCGCTTCTAAATTTTCAGGTAGAGGTGATATTAGAGATGCTTTTGTATTTGCAATGAAAGATTTGAATAAATCAATAGGTTCCTTATCTGATAAACAAAAAGATAAGATATTTGGCAATGGTAAAAACTGGATGAACTTAGAAGTTATGTATCCAAAGTCAGCTAATGTAATAGATTATGATAAAGCACAAATAGTATTTCACGGAACATTAGAATATGATGAAAGTGGTACAGCAATAGGACAACCTAAAGATTCAGCTCGTATGTTAGCTGGTATGATTAAACAAGTTAATCAAAGTGTACAAAAACATTATACAATTGGTAAACCACAATTTTTATCAGTACCTAAAGTACAAGATTTTAGTAAAAAGAAGAAAGTATATTTGAATAGATTAAAAAAGTTACAAAACCAGTATAAACTTAAAGATAATGATACTTTATCTAAATACCATCAATCATACTGGGAAGAGTTTATTTTTAATGCGTCAAAACAAATGAAATATAAGATACCAAATCATATTTTAGTTAACTTAACTAAGAGATGGGCGTTCTTTGATAAGTCATATAAGATACCAACGATAAAGAAAGACATAGATAATAAGAAATTTCTTAATTGGGTACTATCATTTGATAAAAATGACCATCAAAAATGGGTAAAACAAAATATGAAACCATTTGAAGTATTATTTTTTGATGTAGGTGCTGAAATATTAAAGAATATTAGTGGATATCTAGCAGCTTCACCAGATAAAGCAGTTAAAAAAATAAGAAAAGATGTAATTGACGCAATTAGTAAAGTAAAACGTGGAGGTGATATTAAAAAAATAGAAACTTTGAAGTTACAATTAGATAAATTAAATAAAATTGGGGGATTGAAATCAATAGTACCATCAGAAGGTATAGTTTTTAAATATAAAGGTAAAATTTATAAGTTTACGGGAGCTTTTGCGCCAGTAAATCAGATTTTAGGGTTATTAAACTTTTAGGGAATATTATAATGGGATATAGTAGAGAAAATCAAAGACAAAACACTGCATTACAGAGTATTTTACGAGGTAAAACTCCAGAAAAACGGATTTTTGTCGCCAATGAAGATTTAGAGTTTAAGAAAAAATTAAAAAAAGAAAAAGAAGAAGAACGTAAAAGAGCATCAGAAAAATTAGAGATAACTAAAGAAGCAAGAGTACCTTGGTTTTGTCCTAAGTGTGATAAAGTGATGAAAAAACGTTTAGACGATAGAATGTGGTATTTATATAATCATTGTTTTGAATGCCAAATAAAAATAGAGAATAAAATGAGAATTGATGGTACATATGATGAATGGGCAGAGAAAAAAGTGATTGCAAACAAATTAGCTTGGATAAAAGAACAAAAACAAAGTATTGAAGAGTTTAAGAAACAAGATACAGTAGAATTTTGGCAACAATTTAGACCCGACGGATATTCTGTTGATAAAGAAAAATGGCAAATAGATGTTAAAGAAATTAAAAAACAAGCAGATGAAGCCTTAGAATATTTACAAAAAATAGAAGATTCTTTGAAGTAATATATTTATATATAGAGTAATAACATTAATTAATAGGAGAAATTAAATGGCAACGATAACACATGGTTCAAATGGAAGAACTGATGTATCTAGTAGAAGTGTACCTACTATAAAAGACGATGCAAAATTTAGTAAAATTAAAACAGTAAGTGCAGGTATAACAGATTTAACTGGGTCTTTTAAAGGGTCAAGTGGATTTATTGTAACGTCTGCAGGAAGTTCTTATATTTGGCCAACCGAAGGTGATTCTATAGCCGCGTCCGACTTAACAGCTAAAACACTTTATGAAGTAGGTGTAAAACGAATAAGTGGAAGTGGTACTGTGAGCGTATTATATTAATATGAACCGAAATTCAAAAGGACAATTAAAAGATGTAATTAAACAGGAGTATATAAAGTGTGCTTCTGATCCAGTTTATTTCTTGAGGAAATATTGCGTAATTCAACATCCAATAGAGGGTAAGATACCGTTTGCTTTATATAATTTTCAAGAAAAGACAGTTAGTGATTTAGTACAACATCGTTTTAATATAATTTTGAAAGCAAGACAATTAGGTATATCTTCTATTACAGCTGGATATTCTTTATGGATGATGACATTTCATCAAGATAAAAATATCTTGGTGATTGCTACTAAACAAGAAGTTGCCAAAAATTTAGTAACAAAAGTTCGTGTGATGCATGCAAACTTACCAAGTTGGTTAAAACAACCTTGTGTTGAAGATAATAAATTATCATTAAGATATAAAAATGGTTCTCAAGTAAAGGCTGTAGCTAGTGGAGACGAGGCCGGTCGTTCAGAAGCACTATCATTACTTATATTAGATGAAGCGGCATTTATTGATAAAATTGATACGATATGGGCAGCAGCATCTCAGACATTATCAACGGGTGGACAATGTATAGCACTTTCTACACCAAATGGTGTTGGTAATTGGTTTCATAGAACTTGGATGGATGCTGAAGATGGATTGAATGATTTTAATTTTATTAAATTACATTGGATAGTTCATCCCGACAGAGAACAAGAGTGGAGAGATGAACAAGATAAATTATTAGGTCCAACAATGGCGGCACAAGAGTGTGATTGTGATTTTATTACTTCAGGACAATCAGTAGTTGATGGTGCTATTTTAGAAGAGTATAGGACAACACAAGTTAAAGAACCTATAGAAAAACGAGGAGTTGATAGTAATGTTTGGATATGGGAACCACCGAATTACACAAAAGATTATATAGTATGCGCGGATGTTAGTAGAGGAGATGCAACAGATTACTCAGCATTTCATATATTAGATGTAGAAAGTTTAGAACAAGTGGCAGAGTATAAAGGTAGAATGTCTACAAGAGATTATGGTAATTTATTAGTTAATATAGCAATTGAATATAATAATGCATTACTTGTTGTTGAAAATAATAATATTGGATGGGCTGCTATTCAACAATGTATTGATAGAGAATATGATAATTTATTTTATATGAGTAAAGATTTACAGATAGTAGATACTCAAAGACATATTAATAATAAAATTAATAGAGTTGAAAAACAGTTAATTCCAGGATTTACATTGACACAAAAGACAAGACCATTGGTAATAGCAAAATTAGAAGAATTTTTTAGAGAAAAATTAGTAACGGTTTATTCACAAAGATTGATTGATGAACTGTTTGTGTTTATATATAATGGAAATCGTGCAGAAGCTATGTCAGGATATAATGATGACTTGGTAATGTCTTATGCAATGGGACTGTGGATACGAGAAACTGCTTTACGATTAAGAGCAGAAGGTATAGAATTACAAAAGAAAGCAATAAATAGTATAACATCAAATCAAGGTGTTTATACACCAACAGATAATCAAAATGATTCTTGGAGCTGGGAAATCGGTAAAAAGAGAGAATCATTAGAATGGTTAATTAAGTAAAGAGGTAAAAAATGGCTGATAAAAGTCTATTTGGTAGATTACAACGATTATTTTCTACAAATGTAATTGTAAGAAATGTAGGTGGTAAAAAATTAAAAGTTGCTGATACAAGTCGTACACAATCTATAACAAAAAGTAATTTTATTGATAGATATCAAAAAATATTTACTGGTGCCGGATTAAGTGGGTATTCAGATTCATTATTGACAAAATCAATGAGATTAAATCTTTTTAAAGATTATGAATCAATGGATAATGACGCGATAATTTCAAGTGCACTTGATATTTACGCAGATGAATCTTCAATGAAATCTGAATATGGAGATGTTTTAGAAATTAAGACAGATAATGGACAGATTAAAGACATATTACATAATTTATTTTATGATATATTGAATATTGAATTTAACTTGTGGCCATGGATTCGTAATATGTGTAAGTATGGTGATTTCTTTTTACAATTAGAAATTAATGAAAAATATGGTGTTACTAATGTTATACCGTTGTCAGTTTACGATGTATCAAGATTAGAAGGGTTAGATCCAGAAAATCCAGAATATGTTAAATTTTTAATTGAAGCAACAACATCACAACATAGATATAAACCTGAACGGTCAGCCACAAGAGAAGAATTAGAAAATTATGAAGTAGCACACTTTAGATTACTTTCAGATTCTAATTATCTTCCTTATGGTAAGTCACAAATTGAAGGTGGTCGTAAAATTTGGAAACAGTTGACATTGATGGAAGATGCGATGTTAATTCATAGAATTATGAGAGCTCCTGAAAAGAGAATTTTCAAATTAGATATTGGAAACATACCGCCCGCTGAAGTTGATAATTATATGCAAAAGGTTATTAATAAAATGAAAAAAGCTCCAGTAGTTGATGAAGATACTGGCGATTATAACTTAAAATATAATATGCAAAATATTACAGAAGATTTCTTTTTACCAGTTCGTGGTGGAGATAGTGGAACAAGTATAGATTCACTTCCCGGTTTAACATATGAAGCAGTAGAAGATATTGAATATCTTAAAAATAAATTATTAGCTTCACTACGTATTCCTAAAGCATTTCTTGGGTATGAAGAACAAATTGGTAGTAAAGCAACTTTAGCTGCAGAGGATGTTAGATTTGCTAGAACAATTGAAAGAATACAAAGAATCACAATATCAGAGTTAACTAAAATAGCTATTGTTCATTTATATGCACAAGGATATACAGATGCAGATTTGGTTAATTTTGAATTAGATTTAACAAATCCATCTACAATTTATGAAGAAGAAAAAGTTGAATTGTGGAATAATAAAACTTCATTAGCAAGTTCAATGTTAAGTGATGGATTAGTTTCTTCAGAATGGATTTATAAGAATATTTTTGGATTTACTAAAGAAGAAATTAAAGAATTAGATGATGAAATAGTATTTGATTATAAACAAAAATTTCGACGTTCTCAAATTGAAAATGAGGGTAATGATCCCGCAAAGAGCGGAGAAGCTTCAGGAACACCTTCTGATATGGCGATGGGAAGAACCAGTCATGAATTAGATGATTTAGGACCCGAAGGCGGTTCACCTCCTGGAGGTTGGGATGGCGCTGGAAGACCTAAAGAAGTTCCACATTATGGAAAAGATGGTAGTGCTAGAGGAAGAGATCCATTAGGCTCACATGATATGAAAAAAGGTGGTAGTAGTTCACGTAAATATGGTAAACATTTAGCGCTTGCTCATTTAGATAAATTGAAAAAATCAACAAATTTTGGTAAACATGATAAAAAAATTATAAATGAAGCTTCGGAAGTTGAAGAAGAATATAAGAATGAGTTAAGTTCTTTAGATAAAAGTATTTCAAATGAATGATTATTACTTAACTTTATATTTATTTATGACATACTATATTAAATATTGGAGTATTTTATAATGGCTCGAAAATTGAAACATTCTAAAATAAAGAATACGAGTATTCTTTTTGAATTATTAACACGACAAATTACAGCAGATGTTTTAGCTGGAAAAAGCACAAAATCAGTTAAAATTGTAAAGAAATATTTTAATGAAAATACTGAATTGGGTAAAGAATTACAATTATATAGAGTACTTTC